GGCAGGGTCCCTTTTTAGAGTGTCGGTCACCCCTACGCGGGTACCAGGGGGGTCGGGGCGGGGGGCCCACTCAACCCAGCGATCGCTCTACTTTACCGGCAAATTTTGCCGCCCGCAAAAATTTTTTGCAAAAAACAGGCTACTAGGTATAGAGACAGATACGAAACGTGCACTACTTTGGTGCGCTCCCTGCACAGGTTGCACAGGTCGCACAGGTCTAAACCCACTTACCTATTCTCTTTTTTTCTTCATGAGTGAAAAAGAAAAGGAGTAGGTGCACTTAGACCTGTGCGACCTGTGCAACCTGTGCAGCAAACCGGCAAATTTTGCCGGCGACCCTGGAATGAGGTGGCAAAGTGCGACCAACCTGGTAAACCGGCAAATTTTGCCGTTTGCATAAAATTTTATAAAGTTTGTATTAGTAGTATAGAGATGAGACGAGTCAACCCTATCACAGGCGAAAGGTTCCACCGTGGCGACACGCGGGAGGACGGGTTCGTCTTCTTCGCGTACACAAAGTCGCTCAGGGCGGACGGGACGTTCAAGGAGATCTGGCTGTCCCCCAGCAGCTCGGCGCACGCGACCAAGATGGACCGTGACAGGAAGAGGAGGAAGCGTGGCCGTGACATCTGACACCCCGGTGCCGACCACCGATGGCTGGGTGAGGGCGCACGCTCTCACCACGAAGCACGTGGTCTTCGACGTCGAGGGCAACCCGCAGCCCGTGAAGGGGGTGCAGCTCTACATACCCACCGAGTGCTACGAGGCTAGCTTCCACGACGGGGTTAGCGTGAGGGGCGACCGGCACATGAGCTTCGAGCTACAGGACAAGACCTGGAGGGACAGGCGCGGGAGCTGGGCGAAGAACCGCGGCAAGAAGGGCGCGAGGAAGTGCATGAAGCGACCGCTCAAGAGGAAGAGCGCGCACGAGCTGGCCCGTGAGCCCCTGGCCCGTGAAGATGGCAGACGTGAGTACTCACTACCAATAACCTCCCCGGTTAAGTACTCGTGGGTGGACCTACCCGCGCCGCCCTACGTTGTCGGCGTTTTCTTGGCGACGCTCAGCCCAACCGGGCGCCACTGGCTGCGTGAGAAGCACGACATCAAGCGGATGAGGGCCCGGTCGAGGGAGCACGGCTACGCGATCGTAACCCGCCGCCACAAGAACGGTGACACGCTGATGGAGTTTCGGCCCCCGCTCGCCACCAGCTTCTCGATTTATGGCGAGGGAGCCCCGGACTCTGTGCCGTTTAGCTACATGAGCGCGTCCCCGGAGCAGAGGGAGCAGCTGCTCGAGGGTTTTTTGGACGGTTACGGCGCAAAAAAAGAGCTTGTCCAGGTAACCGAGCACTCCTGGGGCCGCATAAGGAGGCTTCAGGGGCTGGTTGAGTCGCTCGGGTACCGCTCCAAGCTCTCAAAGCACGAGACCAGGGGCTACTTCACCCTGGAATTTTACAAAAATAAGGAAAAAACAAGCAATTTGTATCGTTTTTTGTCAAAGGTTAACAAAATAACACCAAAACAGTGCGCGCACGTGCTAACGGAGCGCCCTTTTTTGGTCGAGGAGGGGTTTTTAGCGGTATGCTGACCAAAGAACAGGAAAAAATCCTCGCAAACTTTGCGAAGACCAACAAACATTGGCCCAAGCACCAGCTAGACGCCGCGCTGTGGCAGGTCCGGTGGGAGATCGAGGCCCTGCCGCACCAAAGGGAGCCCGAAGATGGCGACTACGACACGTTTCTCATGCTCGCCGGCCGTGGGTCTGGAAAAACTCACACCGCGAGCCACTGGATCGGGATCAGGGCGTGGAAGTACCCGAACACTCGCTGGCTGGTGACCGCGCCGACGTCGAACGACATCCGGGCGACGTGCTTCGAGGGTGACTCCGGGCTGTTGCACATCATACCCGCCTCGCTGATCAAGGACTACAACAAGCAGATGCTGGAGATCACGCTGATCAACGGCTCAATCATACAGGGCATACCCGGGTCGGAGCCGGAGCGTTACCGGGGCAAGCAGTTCCACGGCGGTTGGTTCGACGAGCTGTGCGCGTTCGAGTACATCGACGACGCCTACGACCAGGTACAGTTCACGATGCGTCTAAAGGACCCCGCGATACCCCGGGTTCAGCAGATCGTGACGACCACGCCCAAGCCGAAGGAGCTGATCGTTGACTTGAACGAGGGCAAGATCGGGGGCGAGGTCTACGTGGTGAACGCCTCCTCCTACGACAACAAGGTGAACCTGTCCTCCACCTTCTTCAAGCAGCTGGAGACCTACGAGGGCACAGACCTTGGAAAGCAGGAGATCTACGGGGAGATCTTGAACCCGGAGGACGCTGGGATTGTTAAGCGGAAGTGGTTCAGGATGTGGCCCGCGAAGCAGGAGACCCCGACCCTGGAGTATGTCATCGCGAGCTACGACCCGGCGACGTCCGAGAAGACGCACAACGACCCGACCGCGTGCGAGGTATGGGGCGTGTTCGAGAGACCGGACGCGGGCACGTGCTTGATGTTGCTCGACGCTTGGGACACGCACCTCTCGTACCCAGAGCTCCGCAAGAAGGTTATCAGCGACTTTAAGGAGGTCGTGTACGGCTCGGACCAGACGTTCGCGAAGGGTAGAAAGGCAGACCTTATCCTGATGGAGGACAAGTCCGCGGGCATATCCCTGGTACAAGAGCTACAGGGCGCCGGCATACCGGTTCGCGCGTACAACCCGGGCAAGGCGGACAAGGTGCAGCGTTTGAACATCGTCGCGCCCCTGATCGCGAAGGGTAAGGTGTACATACCCGAGGACCCCGAAAAACCCGGTGAGTACGCCGCGTGGGCCAGCAGGTTCCTGCGCCAGGTGTGCTCGTTCCCAGAGTCTGGCGGGCACGACGACTACGTGGACAGCCTATCCCAGGCGCTCCGGGTGCTACGAGACTCGGGGTGGGTGCAGCTCGACCCCCTGCCACCCAGGGACTACGGCTACGCGGATGACAAGAGGTCCCGCGTGAACCCGTACTCCCAGTAGGCACAAATTTATGATTTTTGTGCATGAGTGGTACTAGGGAGACTATAACCAATAATGAACCCAATCAAAACACCACGTCAGATGTTATTCGAGATGTCGGGGATACTACCCGGGTACGCCAACGCCGGCAAGGTACAGAAGATTGGCGCGGACATCTACAAGAGCATCTCGAAGGCCATATCGGACTACACGCGGAAGACAGGGTCCCCACCCAGCGTCGAGGACGTTCGTGCGCTTCACGACTACGCCCGCTCATTGAGCCAGCGCAGCTGGAAGCCACAATACGACCCAGAGACACAGGCGAGGGCCACGCACTCCCTGGCGACAGACCCAAACATGAGAGCGTCGTCGCCCGTTGTAAACGAGTTTGGAATCACCAAGAACTTCAACCCGGAGACCGCGCCCGACGAGTTCTTGTCTCGCGCGATGCTAGGGCGTGGTGTTCGTGGCACCATGCAGCGCCCTAAGACCATGGACATCAACGACCCGAACGTCGTCGAGAGCATCGAGAGCGCTCAGGGCGCCGGCCGCTTGGACGACCTGTACCCAGAGCAGTCCGTGACCCCTGCGTCCGACGCGATCGCGAGAACCGCAACTGGTTTGGAGAACGCTGCGTTGGCTAGTGGCAAGGTGCCGATGATCGACCAGATCAAGGTAGAGTTTTTCCAAAAGAACAAGAGGTACCCATCCGAGGAAGAGCTCGAGATGCTTATCTCCGCGTACAACCCGCTCCGTCACCAGTACGGCGAGAAGGGGGCGAGCATAATCAGCGAAAGGCCGTACACCGCCAAGGGCATGAGAGATTTTAAGGAGCGCGCCCGCAACGAGGGAATACCAGAGTACGCGCTAACAAAAGATCGAGAAGAGTACCCCCAGTACCTGAAGGACGAGCTGATGATGCAGCAAGGTGAGATCCCAACGCTTCGCCCTCAGAAGTTTGACGTTGGCGGCATGGTGCTCTCCCCGTACGAGATGCAGGCTGAGATGATCACCCGTGGGGGTGAGCCCTCACGTTTGAGCATGAGGGACTACCTAAGGGCCGCAAAGAGGGGCGCGGGTCGCGCGATGGACAAGATCGGGAGCAGCAAGGCCGCAAAGTTTGGGACCAAGGTCCTCGAGCGCGCGATGCCACCCGTCGGAGCCGGCATGACCGCGATGAGCGCGCACGACACGGGCAAGCGCCTGGCTAGGGGTGACTACCGCGGCGCGGCACTCTCCGGCGCGATGACCGCGCTAGATGCGGCGTCGATGGCTCCCGTCGTAGGGATGATCCCCGGCGCTGCGTCGATGGGCATCGGCATGCTGCAGGACATGATGGACGAGCGCGAGGCAAGACACCGTCCGCAGTACGAATACTCAGAGGACCAGGCCACCCCTGGTTACAGATCAGTCATGGAAGGTTATAAATAATGG